AAATAAGTTATGTACTGGAAAAGTCCAATTGTTTAGATTAGTAGGATTAAATACTAGATTTGGATTAATAGTTATAGCTGGTACCCATTGTAGATTATATTTTACATAAAGATTTCCGTTTGAAGGATCCCACCATAAGTTTCCACTACCCGGTGGACTAACATTAATTGTTACTTCGCCTGCTGCACCTTGACTTCCAGTATATCCATTGCCTTGTGATCCGGTATATCCAATAAATCCCTGTGTTCCAGTCTGACCTTTTGATCCGCTATAACCTACCGATCCCCAATATCCTCGACTGCCAATATAACCTACTGATCCAGTATATCCAACTGAACCAAAGTAACCCCATGAACCGGTATAACCAATACTACCTGTAGGGCCAACTGCTGTACTTGCTGATCCAGTATAACCTACCGATCCCCAATAGCCCTGTGATCCACTATAGCCAACTGAACCCCAATAGCCAATTACTGTACTTGCTGATCCAGTATACCCAGTTGAACCAAAATATCCCCACGATCCGGTATAACCTACCGATCCCCAATAACCAATTACTGTGCTTGCTGATCCAGTATAACCCTTTGATCCAAAGTACCCCCATGATCCAGTATAACCTACTGATCCAGTATAACCTGTAAATCCCTGTGTTCCGTTCGAACCTTGGCTTCCGGTAAAACCTTTGCTGCCAAAATATCCAAAATCTCCTTTTGATCCTGTATAAGCCATTGAACCAGTATAGCCAGGTAATCCTCTGCTACCACTATATCCAGTACTTCCGATATATCCGCCAGTACTTGTTGAAGAAGTTTCTACCCAGGCATTAAGGTATCTAACATATAATTTTCCGTTGTCAGAATTCCACCATAATTCATTGGCTACAGGATTGTCAGGGGGATTGCTTCCTGCAACAACACTAAAATTATTTCCAATACCAATCTGAGAATATAATTCTGTAAAATTAGCGTTTGTTTTCTGGAAAGCTGTACGGATCGGATCACCGTCATTACTATTTGGTGTAGTTCCTACATTGATAATTTGTTGTGTCATTGTTCACCTAGAAATCTTTGCTCGATGTATTTATCATTACCAATAAATACTTATATGCCACGCTTATCTCTCTATAGGCCCGAGAAGGGAAACGATTATAAATTCATAGATAAAACAGTCTATGAGATGTTCCAAGTTGGTGGAACTGATATCTATATACACAAATATCTAGGTCCGATCGATCCTGCTAATCCAAATATCGCTACCACAACTTCTACGATACAAGATATCTTATTTTTAGAAAATAGAGATCGTAAATATGATAGCAGTATTCACGTAATGCGTGGTATCTATAGCATACAAGATATTGACTTTAATCTAAGCCAATTTGGCCTGTTCTTACAAAATGACACCGTGTTCATGAGTGTGCATATGAATAATAGTGTTGAAATATTAGGTCGTAAACCCGTAGCAGGTGATGTTTTTGAATTACCTCATCTCAAAGACGAGTTCGCTCTAAATGATTTTGCTATGAGTTTGAAGAGATTTTATGTTGTTGAAGAAGTTAGTAGGGGATCAGAAGGATTTTCAGTTACTTGGTATCCGCATTTGTTTAGGCTTAAATTAAAACCAATCGTTGATAGCCAAGAATTTAAAGATATACTCGATATGCCACAGAACTCTGATTCATATGCAGGTGATTATGATCCTAGCGTAACTTACTATCCTGGACAGGTTGTGAAATATAATGGTCAATTATATAATGTAACAGCACAAGTAACTAATACAAATCCTCCAAACGATCTTTATTTTACCTTGGCAGATAGTACAGATACCCTACGTGCATTAATGAGTACCTATGATAAGGAACTGGCTATAGGTGAGGGTGTAGTAGCTGAAGCAGAATTAAATGCTCCGCAGAGTGGATATAGCACCCGCAACTATTATACGCTACAAGTTGATGATAAGGGAAATGCTGCTATCAAAACTGTAGATGAGACTACTAAAGTTAATGCCGGAGGTACTGCGGATCAGATTTCTCAGACTCCAACTAAAAGCGGGTATCAGGGTTATCTAGTTGGTGGCGATTTCCCCCCTAATGGATCACCTTATGGATTTGGTTTGCAATTTCCCGATAATGCTGCTGAAGGTGATTATTTCCTTCGAACTGATTACTTACCTACTAGGATGTTTAGATTTAATGGAACTAGATGGGTTAAGTTTGAGGATAATGTAAGAATGACTATGACAAATACAGACAATAGAGAAAAACTCAAGACTAGATTTACTAACAATAAAGCTGTTACAAATATTGATCTATTGTTTACTGATACATTTAAAATTACTGATCCTATGATATTCCGTATCACTGATTTTACAGCTTCCTTAGATTTACAAAATCATAAAATTATAACTAAGATACCATATGTTAATACATATGGTGTAGAAACATTTGTTAATGAACAAATAAAGACTGTAGCGGATGTGCGGAATGAGGGAGGTTATGTAGGATTTATAACTTCCGATCCTCTTAAAATTGGCGATATGGTAACTTGGAATATGTATCAAAGTAGTGTTCCTCAACGAGTTGCTCTTAGTAAGGCACTAAAACCAAAGGCAGATTTTTAATGATATATAGTATGGAGGCTTCGGTTTAACGCCGTTGAAGTACATCGCAATATTTCTATGATGGTCAAGTAAGACGATATCTAGCCCAAGCATTGAGAATGTTAAGTGGTTTTAAAACTCGTGCTGGAGATGGTACTGAAAAAGTAGTACCAGTATTATACGGTGATATGAGCAGGCAAGTTGCTTCTATCCTTAAAAACAATTCTGAAAATACGCTACCCAGTGCTCCTCGCATCACTCTTTATATCTCAGATATAGAATTAGATACTAGTCGATTAGCAGATGCTTCTTATATTAATAAAATACATATTCGCGAACGTGCCATTGATCCTGCTACTAATACCTATACAACAACTCAAGGGCAAAATTATACTATTGAAAGACTAATGCCCACACCATATAAGTTAACTTTTAAGGCTGACATTTGGACAACAAATACTGAGCAAAAGTTACAGGTATTAGAACAGATATTAGTACTATTTAATCCCAGTTTTGAGATCCAGACTACTGATAATTATATCGATTGGACTAGCTTAACTGTTGTTTATCTACAGGATGTAACATTTAGTAGTAGGACTATTCCAGTTGGTGTTGATAGTGATATCGATATCGCTACTATGGAATTTGAAACTCCAATTTGGTTAACTCCTCCAGGTTCTCTCAAAAGATTGGGTGTTATTCAAACAGTTATTAGCAATATATTCTCAGAAACAGGACAGTTGTCACCTGATTTTATCGAAGGAAGTCCTGCTAGCCCTGTGTTCGTAACACCAGGTAATTATGGTATCATAGTAACAGACAATAGAGTTAGACTAGTAGCCGATACTGAAGCTGTAGTAGATAACACTTTCGGTTTACCTATAAAATACGGTCAAGATATCAATTGGTTTAGTTTATTAGATCAATATGGTGAGTTCCGTGCTGGAGCAAGTAGTGTATTCCTAAAACAACCAAGTGGTACAGATATCGTTGGCACTGCTTCAATAGATCCATCAGATCAAACAGTTATGTTAGTTAATTGGGATCCTGATACTTATCCTACAAACACAGTCATATCTGGTCGTAGTAGTATAGATGCCATTATAGATCCAATGACATACAATCCAAAGAATATAGCTAACGGAATACGATATCTAATACTCAACGCTATCGGTAATTCAACTAATGCTACTGGTCCAGCAGCTTGGAAAAATACCGACGGATCTGATTTCCTTGCAAATGAAAACGATATCATCGAATGGAATGGATCAATTTGGAACGTTGTTTTTCCTGCTTCAACAGTCAAAGATATAGTTTATACTAGAAACTTAAAAACAGGTATACAGTATAAATGGGATGGCGAAGCTTGGACTAAGAGCTTTGAGGGGGAATATGTTGCTGGTTATTGGCGACTATCGCTATGATAAAAAAAGTCAAAGGAAGCGGTGCTTTATTCCTAAGCCAGAAAACTAAGAGATTCTTATTGTTACAGAAATCATCTGGTAAGAAGGAAGGCGTATGGGGATTAGTTGGTGGAAAGACCGAGCAAGGCGAATCTCTTTGGGAAGGACTTAATAGAGAAGTCACTGAAGAAATAGGGTTTTTCCCTAGAGTAATTAAATCAATCCCA